AGAAGATGGAGACTACTTTAAAATTTACGGTGAGAAGGATAATTCTATTGCCGGATTTGAGGGACATATTTTAAGTAGAATTCAGTCCTCATCAGATGATATTGTTGTAATATTTGATGTTGATGTATTTGAACAAGTTGGTACATCACAAATTAAAACTTCAAGTAATACATTTACTCAATATGAAGATTTTAGTACTCCTATTACTTTTAGGCCAGTGATTCAAAATGCAAATAATGCTGTAAACTTCTCAATTGATGTAACTATGAGAATTTACAATCAAACAGATAATACTCAAATTACAAAGAGAGCAAGTTTAACAACTTCACAAGCTTCTAGATACGGAAAGAAATTAGCTAGATTAAAGATTGATAGTCCTAATATAATGACAGAAGTCTATAATATATTACCTAGTTTAACTTCTAATAAAACAGTAGAGGGTTTTATTACTGATAATCTACCTAGACCCGTAAAATATGTACCAGTCTTTTTAGAAAGATATAATGTAATTGCATCTAGTGCTAGAGTAGACTTACAAAGATTAAGTTCTGGTTCTGGCTCTGGTAGTGGTGTTGGTAGTGAATTATTAGCAAGCGTTGAAGAATTAGAAACTTCAGAGTTCGTAAATGAAGGAGACTTAAGTATTTCAATCCCCCCATTCGCAACTTATGTAAAATTTGTTATTGCTAAAAAGAGAGGTGATGATTTTGAATATATCTCTTTTGAAAATGCAGAGCTAGTGATATTAACCTTTAACGATGGTAATACCAAATTGAAGTTTAACCATGTCTATAATAAAGATATTGATATGGGTAAAGGTGAAGTCTTATTTAAGATTAACGAACAGAACGCTAACACAATTAGAGGTATGAAATCTAAGACATTCTATATTAGTTTAGATAATGGCACAGATGAAACCATGGTAACAAAAGGTAAATTCACACTTAGCTAATGGTATTAAATAGTAGAAATAACGCATACGATTTTAGATTCCCAAGAAACTTTATCCCTGATGAAGTGGCTGAGAAGTACAGAGCATATTTGAATAAAGTGCCAGGCGGTCTGTTAGCAGAACCAATTGATTTTGTCAATTACTCTATTCAAGGCCTTAATATTCCTGGTATATCGTTTGACCCAATTACGCAAGCCGATAATGATGGAACAACAAGATACCATAGAGGAGCTGTTCCAATCCAAAATACAATAACTAGAGAATTTACGGTTACGTTTCAGTTATTAGATGGGTTTATTAATTATTGGGTTATGATGGATACGCTTCTATATTATTACGCAAGACAAACTAAAGAGCCATATATTGAACCGATGACTCTTAGAATTCTAGATGCGGAAGGTGCCTCTGTAGCTTATATGGAATTCAATAAAATAATTATGAACTCAATTAATGAGTTAAATCTAAACATGGCTGAAAATGTAGCAGACTTTAGTACATTTGAATGTACATTCTTCTATAATAAACTCGACCTAAGATTAGAAATAGATTAAACGATATATACATTATGAAAACATTTAATGATTACTTAGTTGAACAACAACTCACAGAAACTGATATGGCTCTATTAACAGAAGGCCTACAGTCTGAGTGGACTCCTGAATTAGAGGAAAAAGTTGACCAAGCTCTAGAAGAGTTTGTAAAACAATACTTAAATGAAGAGACTGGTGAATTTGATTTAGACAGATTAGAAGAAGACCTAGTTGAAGAGGGTCTTTTAGGTTCTATTATCGGTGGTTTAACCGGTTTTGCCTTAGGAAAATCTATCGGTAAGATGTTAGCTAAAGTACTAGGTATTCAAAAAGGTATATTCTACGATCTATTAACCTCCAGATTAGTCGGTGCCGCTCTTGGTGCTGCGATGGGTAAAAGATTCTAATTTGAATTTAGTTACTGTTGACTTCTCGCTTAATTCCCCTGGTATTTGTGTCTGGCAATCTGACACGAATGAATATCAATTTATCTCATATATTAAAGCTGGCTCTGGTACAAAGGCCGAGCAAAAACGTCAAGAAGAAATAAGTACTTTCTCTGATGTGACGCTAGTTCATCAACCCGATTGGAAATCTTCAGTTGGAGATTACTCTAAGAACGAGTTCGCAAAAATCAAGAGATACATTAAGACAGCCGACGATATTATTAACCTAATCGTCAATATAACTAAGACGAAACAAGATTATCATATAGCATTCGAAGGTACATCATACGGTTCTAAAATGGGAACTAATAATATGATCGACATGGCAGCAGGAGCTGCGATCCTTAAAGAACAAATGATAAATCAACTCGAGGTCAAAAATTTACTGACTGTTGCACCTACTACAATTAAGAAACATGCTGGTAAAGGGAATATGAATAAGTTAGCTCTTTGGGTTGCCTTCTTAAATAATATAGTAGATAGTCCAGAGTTAGCTAAGACTTCTTTATTTAAGTATTGTGTAAATGATATAGGTGATGAGGTTAAGAAAGTCCCGAAACCATTTGATGATCTAGTCGATGCCTGGTTCCTTAATCATTATTTGCTTCAGCAACTTGGGGAAAATTTGCCAGACTAACCAAATCTGCTTCAAACCGCGGGACTCCAAAACTGTCCTAATCTCTGCCTTCAGCCTAGTCTCTGCCCTCAGCCCTGGAATGGTACTTATCTTTCTTTGGCCTTAAAGACATGCCTTATATGCGAGTTCCCAGAAAAGGTTTCAATTTTATTCAACTTTTTTTCAAGTCTTAGTTCTTCAGCTATTTCAAGCCGTTTAAACTCACGCCTTTCCCACTCCATTTCATAGCGTTGGCGTGATTGCATTTCCCAAGGTCTGTGGTCCCAAGACATAGGACACCTCCTGTATTTAGTTGTTGATTATAGTTAAGAGTAGTAAACCATCCTGGCAGGAATTACAACCTTCCAGTTACATGAGTCACAACATTTACCCCTAGTTTTTATTGGGTCTGGATTGTTACCGTATTGGTCTTTAATAGTCTTCTCGCAAATTACACATTTAAAATCTTTCATATTAGCAGTATGATTTAATTTTGTCCATTTCTTTTTTAATTTCGACGCATGCTTCAGAATACCTATCTACTTCAGGATATTTAAACCCTAACCAGAGCATATCAATGTTTGCTGGACCTGCGCCACCAATATGGTCGTCAATCCACGTACAGAACGAATGGAGCGAGGCAGCCTCATCGATGTATAAACTTTCCTCTATATAATAATAACCCTCTAGAAAGCTTCCAGTGGTCTTAGCCCCCATTAAAAGAAGCGTTTTGTTTCTCGACGACAATTTAGTATGTTTCTTCATAGCGTCTAATTTTAATTGGTATTCGTAGTGTGGATTACTCATGTTTATTAGTTTTTAATTACAGTACTAATATACGAAAAATAATTGACATAAAAAAATTCTGACGCAATTATTTTGTAAAAAAGTTATTAACATATTATGAAGAAACAAATCTAAATTTAGATATATAATATGTATAATAAACAAAAGTACTAATTGACATGTTGATAACAGCGGACTACTTTCGTCTCAGCGAAATCCTAAAACAAATGGTGGAAGCTAACGCAATCACTTCGAAAGAACGTGAGGACTTACTACACAAATCAGGGCTGATTAAGCAAGAGGATGGCAGATGGAAGGAATTACCTACAGACCCGAGGTCTGGGTACAATCCAGCTTATTTAACACTAGATTGAAACTATTGTATATTGTACAACTATAAGGAACTGAAAGAACATTAAAGTAATTTCAAAGTAATAAACATTTTAAACAATTTTAAGTATTATGAGTGATTCATTTGACATTTTTAATCTTGGCGTAGAAGACGTAGAAACGCATCAGCCAGAAAGAACAACCGTAAACGAAGTTTACAAACCAACTGCCGATGACGGCAAAGACGGAACTTACAAAGCACTAGTGCGTTTTGTTCCAAACCCAGAGAACCCAAGAAAATCTCTGATTCAAAAGTACGTACACTGGTTAACTAACTCTAATGGAGATGGAAAACTAGTGGACTCTCCACAAACTATTGGCGAGCACTGTCCAATTGCAGATGTATTCTGGAAATTGAGAAAGTCAGATTCAGCAGTAGACAGAAAGTCTTCTGAGAAACTAAAGAGACGCCAACAGTATTATTCTCTTATCAAAATTATTAAAGATCCACAAAACCCAGAACTAGAGGGTACTTACAAAGTATTCAAGTTTGGTTACAAGATCAAAGAGAAAATCGACTCAGAATTGAAGCCTGATTTCGGTGAGCCAACACAAGTATTCGACCTTTTCGAAGGTAAGAACTTTGAGTTAGTTATCACAAGACAAGGTGAATATAATAACTATGATAAGTCGAAATTCTCAGCTAACAAATCAGCTATCGTAATGGGAGACACTCCAGCGGAAAGATCTCAAGATAGTATGACAGCTATTAAGGCAGAACTAGAAGGCGCTCCTTCACTTGCAGGCTATGACTACAAAGCTTGGGATGAAGACACAAGAGCATTCGTAAATAACGTTCTAAGAATGTATCTAAATCCAGGTGATTCTATCGCAGAGGTAACTTCAACTCCGGCTACAAAAACTGCTCCAAAGGCAGAGCCACAGAGAGAAGCAACTCCAGTAGCAGCTGCAACAGCAACAGCAACTAAGACTGAAGAACCAGCGAAGGCAAACACGGATGATGATTTAGATTCTTTCTTGAATGACCTCAACCTCTAATATACAAATAACTGAGGAGCTTAAGAGTAGAATTAAAGTCGCACTAAAACAAGTTTGTGTAGAACATCATACTACTCCTAACAAGCAACTACTTAAAGACATGCCAGGGCGTATAACCCTGGCGTGTCCTTATTGTGGTGATTCCCATGAAGATGATACCAAGAAGAGAGGTAACATGTATTGGGACACTTTACAGTATCATTGCTACAACTGTTCACACCACACCAATTTACACACGTTCTTAAAAGACCATCAAGTGAGAATGCCTAATTCAGGCGACTCATTTACTATTATTGACTATATTAAAGCCAATAAGACTCAGGTTAGCCAAGAACAAGTATTACAAAACGCCTCACTTGCAAGCGTCCAAGAGAAGGCACTAACTGTAGCAGAGTTTAAACAGATATTTGGCGCTAAAAAAATTGAACCAGGAGACTGGATATGGTTTCAGCTTAAAGATAGGCTGTTACACAATAAAGCTGATGAGTTCTTATTTTCCCCTAAAGGTAATCGCCTTTGGATTTTAAATAAGGGAATGGAAGGTAAAATTATCGGCGCACAATCCAGACGAATGAAAGGCTATGGGTCAAGGTATTTGACTTATGATCTACCTAAACTCTATGAAGAGTGGAATAAACCACTTGAGTTACCACAAGAGGAATTAAATAAACTTGCAAAGGCATCAACACTATTTGGTATTATGCAGGTTAATTTCCAACAACCAGTAACTCTATTTGAAGGACCACTTGACGCAAAGTTTATGCACAACTCATTAGCATTGGCCACTGCCGGTCGATCGACAGAAGAATTTGATGAGATGGCAACAGTACGTTATATGTTTGATAACGATACTACAGGTAAAAAGAAAATGGCAGAGAAGCTAAAGAAGGGTAGACCAGTATTTATGTGGTCTAAATTTCTTACTGATTTTAAGCTAGATACATATAATATCAAGGACCTAAACGACTTGGTGAAAGTATGCTACCAGCAAAAATCAGATGCATGGAAGCAAATAGAAAAGTATTTCACATCAAGCGAATTAGATCTATGGTACGTATAGAAGAAATGGAAGATAAATTAGAAGACTTTTTTAAGGACTCCCAGAGATTTAAGGGCAATAAACTCATTGTGGGTTTTGATGCTGAAGAGTTTAACGTGGAGAGCAAAGACTTTGTTGTGGAAAAACCTAAACTTAAGAAGGGCCAAAAAGCCTCTAAGTTTGTAAGGTCAAATCCAAACAAAAAGTCATTGTTCTAATATAACTAATATGAGTAAAGAAAAGATTCAGGCACTGGACCAAAAGTTGAGTGCTCAAAGACAACAGTGGTCTGATACTATTAGAGGTCTTGCAAGGGGACTAAAGAAAGTAGATGGAATGGAAGAAGTGATAGCCAATGTGTTATCATCAAGACAGACCTGCGTAGATCAGATTGCATATCTAAACGTAAAGATAAGAGAACAGAAGATTGCGGTCTCTGCTAGATACAGAGAGGCGTATATCCGCTACTATAATTACGACTATAAACTAGGCGAGAAACAGAAAGAGAAGTTTCTAGAGAATGACCTAGCAGATGAGAACATGGTATTATCTCATCTTGAAAATCAACTAGAATTCTTTAGAGACTCAGTGAAGACCCTGGACAATATGGGCTTTGCAATAAGAAATAGATTGTCTCTAAACGGACTATAAAATGGAACTGAGTTTAACAGATAATAAGCAGTTTCTGCGTATTGATGAGGCGAGTGAACTAGAAATAGAACAACTCAATATTACATTTAATCGTAGAATTGAAAACTGGCGCTTTCACCCTCTTGTGAAGAAAGGGTTATGGGATGGCTATATCTCCTATATTAAGGATGATAAGTGGATTCCATCTGGACTTTGGAAAGAGGTGATGGATCTGTGTAAACAATACAAGTTCGAGTTAAAGATGAATGGTGTTACTTCACTATTCGATCCTTCGGTAAAACAAGAAGAGTTTACAAAGTGGGCAGAAGACTATTTTGATGGCCATGAATTAGACCCAAGAGATTATCAAATCGAGGCAGCATATAATATCCTAAAATTTAGAAGATGTCTAAGTGAATTAGCAACATCAGCTGGTAAAACCTTGATAACGTATATGGCTATTGCGTATATGTTAGAGAAGGGCAAGGCTGGAAGGATATTACTTATTGTCCCAAACGTTTCGTTAGTTGTACAGGCCTCTGAGGACTTTATGGACTATAACTGGCGTAATGCAACGAATATTAAGGTACAACAGATCTATTCTGGTCAAAAGATTAGACCAGGTAGAAACATGGTAATTGGTACGTATCAATCTCTTGTTAAGAAAGATAAAGAATATTTTGAACAGTTTGACGCTGTAATTATCGATGAGACTCACAAGGCTAAGTCTACCTCTATTAAAACAATTCTACAAAAATGTACTGCTGCAAACTATCGATTTGGACTCTCGGGGACAATTCCAAAAGCAAAGACGTTAGATAGATTAACCCTAATGGCACATACAGGCCCTGTAATTACAGAGGTCAATGCGGCATTCCTTCAAGATGAAGGTCACATTGCAGGTTGTAATGTGAAAGTAATAAAAATGGATTATGCACCTCAGAGCACAAAGAATGCTTTTTATGAGATGTCTCAAAACAGATATGAAAGTAAAGACGTTTTCAGATTTGAAAGTAATTATGTCATCAATTCAACAGGGCGTTTGGCTTTCATTTGCAACATTATTTCCAGAGTACGTGGGAATAGCCTTGTTCTTTTCCACCGAATCGAACACGGTAAAAGAATTTATGAGAAACTGCGCCAAGATAGTGACAAACCCATCTATTATGTGGACGGTAATACCGACAAGGACATCCGTGAAGAATACAAGAAGAAGATGGAAGCAGGTGCGCAGGTTGTCATTGTTGCCTCTTATGGTACGTTCTCAACAGGGATCTCGATTAAGAAAATACATAATATCTTCTTTACCGAATCGTTTAAATCGGAAGTCATAATTAGACAATCAATCGGTAGAGGGCTAAGAAAACACCATACAAAATCAGAGGTAAATATTATTGATTTTGTAGATGACTTATCATCACCAGACTGGGATAACTATCTTATTAGACATTCCAAAGCGCGTCAAAAGATCTATAAGGAACAGAAGTTCCCGTTTGAGATAAAAAATGTTACTTTTGACGGTGATATATAATACAATAGTAAAGTATTAAAAAATAAATTTAATAAAAATGGGTTCATTAAAACTACAATCTTTTGAAGATTTTGCTACAGCATCAAAAGCTGCTGCAGACTTAAAGCTTCAAGAGGAACAAAAAGCAGCTCGTACAGAGTCAGCTTATCAATTCGAAACATTATTATCTGAGTTCGGCGTTACATCTGTAAAAGATTTAAACGAAGAAGACAGAAACAAATTTTTTGCTAAGCTAGGTGCTTCTGAAGTATCTGAGTCTTTAGCTATCATTGAAGAAGGTACCAGATCACAAGTTGGTATTATTTCTAAAAGAGGAAAAATAGAGTCAGTGTATATGCACTACGATGGTTATCCAGACCACATGTTACCTACAATTAAGAAGGGTTACATGAACTCCGGAACAGTTAAGTTTTTACTTAAGAAAGGGGGTGGCTCAGGTTTGGAAGCAGATCCAAGTAAGATTAATTTCTACGGAGATAAAACAACTCTAAAAGGTGACGCTAAGAAAATCGACGATTATATTTCTGATGCTAGCGATAGAGCAGGAGCAGAATTCGTTTACCTATTTGATGAAAGAGATGGCAAATGGTATATGGCAGATGTATATGGAGATAAAGAATTAATTCCAGCATTTGAGTCACTAATTATTAATGAAGCATTTAAACCAAGTAAAGGTAATGCAAGAGACGCTAAGAAAGTTTCGAAGTTTTTGAACACATTCTTCATGAAGCATTCTGCAATTGCAAACTCTGATAGCTTTTTAGGTGCTTGTAGATACTTATTAGCTGAAGCCCTAACAGACGCTAACTTCCACTCATATAGAGATCCGGTAAGTAAAGCACTTGGTGGTAAGATTATTACTATCATGGTAGACATCGATAATTTAGGTGGCATGGCAATTCCTGTTGGTAAGAAAACAATTATTAACCTATTAGACGAACATTACTCTGGTCTAGCTAATGCAGCTGGATGGTCAGGTATCGGTATCGTTGAAGGTATGGCATTATTCTTAGATGGATTTGGTTACTCTCAACCAGCACAAAAAATAGTAGATGCATTTGAATTAATCTGGGCTAACGAGTCTGTGATGAATGAAGGTAATGCGTTCTTAGCTGCAAGAGCTAAAGCTATTGAAGAAGATGCTGAAGACTTTGAGTTTAACGGTAAGAAATTTCCAGTAATTAAAGAATCAAACGAAGAAGTTGAAGAAGGAAATGCATTTGGAGCTGCAAGAGCAGAGGCAATTGCAAAAGGCGAAAAGACTTTTAAAGTTGGCGATGAAGAATATGATGTAGAATCAGTTGACGCTGATGATAAAGAAAACGCAGAAGAATTTGTTGAAGAAACTGAAGAGGTTGAAGAAGGAAACGCATTCGGAGCTGCAAGAGCTGAAGCGATTGCAAAAGGCGAAAAGACTTTTAAAGTTGGCGATGAAGAATTTGACGTAGAAGCAGTTGATGCTGATGACAAGGAGAACGCAGAAGAATTTGTTGAAGAAGAAACAACTAACGAAGCAGAAGTAAAGTCTGATGAAGATTTTAAAGAGTATGCATTCTCAGTTTTACAACAAGCATTCGGTGACGAATTCGATGAAGAAAAAGCTCAAGAAGTTGTAGACGGTTTATTAACTAAACACGACGGTGACTATGGTGCAGCAGTTGGTGCATTACAATCATCGTTAGGATAAAAACAATCTAAAACTTCTTATGAAGAAACTATATACATTTAAAGAATTCTTAAGCGAGAAAGTCCAGGTCAATAACTTGGACAATTTCGTATTTGAAGGTGGGGCCGCTGGCCACATGAAACACCCATTCGATGACAACTCATTAACCTTTGCTGATTTTAAAACTATTGTAAGATCTGCGCTACAGGGTGGTTTAGATTTTGAACAGCAACCTGCTGAAAAGACAGATGGTCAGAATCTATTTGCATCTGTAAGGGATGGTAAAGCTATCTTCTCAAGAAACAAGGGACAACTTATTGCACCCCTAGATCTAAACGGGCTCATTAAAATGTTTGCAGACCACCAAGTACCTCTAGTTAGAGAGACCTATGTTACTGCAGCTAAAGATTTAGCAAAGGCACTTCCGAAAGTCAAAGACCAATCAGTATTTGATGGTGGCAAGAACTTTATCAACATGGAGGTTATCAATATTAAGAACCCTAATGTAATAAACTACGATAAAGGTAATCTGTTACAATTCCATAATCTAACTTATACAGATGGTAATGGTAATATAATAGGAGACGATCAGTCTGTAGGTACAGAAATATTTAAAGCTATCGAGAAGGTAAAGGCTAACGTACAAAAGAACTATACTATAATTCCCCCTCAGATTTTAAAACTAGCTAAAGATATAAACTTCGATGAGAGAGTCGGCTATTACGAAAAGAAGATAAATAAACTAAGAGATACTTATAGTTTATCAGACCAAGATGAAGTTAAAATGTATCATGAGGCTTGGTGGAGAAACCAAATCGAAGAGAACTTTGCAGACTTAGATCCAGCAATAAAAGAGGGACTCTTATTAAGATGGGCATATTTAGATAAACAAACTCTAAATATGAGAGACTTAAAGAAAGCAGTTACTCCAGAACAGGCAAAAGCTGTTAAGGATTTTGATGGTCAAAGAAACATAAAGTATAAAGAAAACATTCTACCCTTTGAGAACTTATTTTTAGAATTAGGTTCAGATGTTTTAAAGAATGCTTCTAATTTTGTCGCGGCTAGTCCGGATGAAGAGAAGGCTAGATTACAGAATCAAATTAGAACAGAGGCCGGAAAGATTAAAAAGAACGGCGACTTAAAACAAATAGAGAAAGTAGAAAAAGAATTAAAGAGACTAGAAGGTATTGGTGGTGTCGAATCAATCATGCCAACAGAAGGAATAGTCTTTAGGTATAAAGGTAAAACATTCAAGTTAACTGGTACTTTTGCCGCTATTAACCAGCTAATGGGTATTATTAAATACGGTAGATAAAAACTATTATGGCATTACAGAATTTAAAAACATATTTCGAAGGAGCTAATACAGTAGACGTTGACTCATTGTTAAATAATAAATGTATTATTGTAGAGAAAATAGATGCATCATCATTTCATGTAAAGAGAGATGGTTCAAATTTTTTATACTATAAGTCAGGGTCTAAGCAAGAGATGAATCTTGTAGATCGTACTATTGTAAGATATTACGAAAACGCTATTAGACATTTTAAATCTGTTTCTGAAGAAAATGTAAAAGATATGCCATTTGATTGGAAATTTGGTTTTGATTATTTAGTGGATAATAAAACTATTGATGTAGAATATGACCTATTACCAAAATCAAATTTAATCCTAACACATATACAAGTAATGCAACCTTCTAATCCTACTAAGATTAGAAAGGTAATCAGAGATACTAAAGTCTTAGAAAAATGGGCGAATAAATTAGGTGTTGCTGCGCCTCCAGTTTTATTTGAAGGTCTTTTAGATTCAGGACAGAAAGATAGTCTAAAAAGATTATTATCCATGTCAATTAATGAGTTTGAACAAACATTTGAAGATAAAGATAAACCATCTTTTACTAGAGTAGTATATGGCATCTTTAATGAAAATAAGAAGCAATCAGCTCTTATGAATGATTTATCTAAAGATGTCGCTGGATTTGTTATTAATTTTCATGATGGAAAGGAATTAAAACCTTTTAAATTAGAAAAGTTTAATAAACCACCTAAAGAAGATAGAAAGCCTTCTGACATGTATCAAATAACAATATTAGATCTTGTTGAACATTTAATTAACTATGATTTTAGTGAAGTTCAATTAGAATCAGAGACTACAGATAGAAGATATTTAGAATTATTATCGACGGTCTTTAATAATTATATTGAAAAGAATGCTACAAAATATATTGGAGCTAAATTTGATTCAGCAGATTTTTCTGAGTCTCCAATGTTTGAACTAAACCATAAATTTATTCAAAACGAAAAGACTTTAACTTTAGTACAAGATAAGATTTTATCTGAACTATTTAAAATTACACTAGGTTCTTTTAGAAAGAAAAGAACAAAAGAGACTGATATTATTAATAAAGATTTAATGAATCAAATGAATCAAATTATTGAAAAGATTGATTCTTTAGTAATGGCTAAAACAAATGAAGCAGACGTTATGAACTTTAAACAATATTTATTAAATCAAAATATTTCTAGCCAAGTTAGTCCAATTACTGAGGGTCTAACTGTAAAATATAAAGATCAAGGTAAGAAATTAGTTAATATGTTTGTTGGTAGATTTCAGCCATTTACATTAGGACATGCAAAGGTTATTGAAACTATCCATAAACAAAACGGTTATCCAGTAGTTATCTTCTTAATTAAGTCTAAGACTAAGAAGGCAGAAGATGCATTTAAGAGACCTTACGATGAAGAGACACAATTAGCAATGTTAGAGAGATTAAAGTCTTCATATCCAATTGAAGATGTAAAGATCTTACCAACTGCAGCTATTGATAAAATGTTTAATGAACTAAGACCTCAATATGAACCAGTACTTTGGGGAACTGGAACTGATAGAATGAAGGTATATGGTTATCAAGTAGATAAACAAGAATACAGAGATGATCTAGACGTTAGAGATGATTTTGGTCTATTTGAAATTCCAAGATCAGGTAAAAACATTTCAGCGACTCAAGTTAGAAATGCAATGTTAGATGATAACGAAAAACTATTTAAAAAATTAACTCCTAAAGGTGTCCACGGCATGTATGGAGAACTAAAAATGAAATTAGAAGACTCGATGGGTGTTGCTGCAGAATCTGCACAACCAGAATTCCTAACCTTCGATGATTTTTTAAAGAATATATAAACAAATATAGCATATTAATATGAAAAATATAAAAACATTTGAAGGCTTTAGAGAAGAAGGCTAT